ATTGTGGCGTTGGGGTCAATAAACCTCATTCCCTCTTCACCAAATGAAAATAGAATAGCACCGCAAGACATCGCTTTCCCTTCAACAATAGTGGCAATTGGTAATTCTGCATGTTTTATTGTAGAAACCATTGCCATTAAAGAGTATACTTGTCCCCCATAAGAATCAATCACAATCGGAATCACCTTCTGGCCTGTATTATGTGCTTGGGCTATTTCAAGATTAAACTTTGTTGCAGCCTCCTCATCAAACTTATTGACTCTCACAATAACAGGATTCTTTCTAAGCTCAATTTCCTTAATGAGCGGGGATATATTTGTGGTCCATTTCATCGTTTCTCCTTCATTATGAACATGCACTGTGGCCACATGATGTACACATCACACAGCCCTCTTGATAGCTAAGGGTATTTTCAGCTCCACAGCCTGTACAAGCTGTTTTACCAGGCCTTGTCCCATTTGAGATATATGACTTTAGCACCCGGGCGATTACCTTTGAAAAGCAAAAGAAATCTGCATCCCTATCTTTTTGTAATTGCTCAACCACATAATTGATCGGGGCACCATGACGAAGTGATAAAGATATTGTTCTGGTAAAAGCTGAATGGTTTGGGTTATCAAATAGCGATACAATGTTCTTTAAGATTATCTCATCACCATTTTCGCCAAACTTCAAATCATAAACAGAATTAACTGATTTCCTTGGGTGCTTAATGATTACACCCTCTTTATACTTCTTTGGAATCTCTACAAACTGTGCAAGGCCACCCATTACCTCATATGGACTACCCTCCAGCAAACCAACAAGAATTGTCCATGCCTCTCCCTTAATGGCAGCATGATGAATATGGCATTCTAGCTCCATCGGTCGGGAAGGAGCTGAGTTCTTGCGAAACTTACTTTTCTTTTTCTTGTTTAGCAAAACACCTGCTCGGCAGCCATCCCTATAAACTGTTACACCTTTACAACCAGATTTCCAACCAGCCATATAAACTTTTTTCACAGTGTCTATTGAGGCATCATTTGGTAGATTTGTAGTATTGGAAATTGCATGGCAAATCCATTTCTGTGCAGCGGCCTGTAGTTTTACCTTCCGGACCCAATCTATATCATTTGATGTCGCTCCCCAATATGGAGAATCTTCAGGTTTGGTTTTACCAGTAACATCCATCCACCTCTTGAATCCGTGGTGGTATACATCGTATTCTTGCCATCTATCCCCTACCTTATCAACAAAATCAACAGTACCATCTACATCATTTTCAGTAAGTTTTTTACGGCGGGTATATTTTAGAAGATATGCTGGCTCAATACCTGATGTTGTTTGTGTCAATGTTGATACAGAACCTGCTGGGGCTGTCGTCGTCAGCGCGATATTTCTGCGGCCATACTTTTGACTCATCTCACGAACATCAGGAGCTGCTTCCCATATTCTGCTTAGAAACTCATGGCCCTGTTCTTTGTCGTGACTGTGGATTGGAAAAGCACCACGCTCTTTGGCTAACTGACATGATGAACGATATGCATTTACTGTCATGGTTTTATAAAACTTCTCAACAAGTGAGATAGATTTATTTGAACCATAACCTACATTTAATGCTGCCAATGTATCGCCAATTGCCGTTACACCTAAGCCGGTACGCCTGCCTGTTTCTGCCTGCTCTCTTATCTTTAGCCACATATTTTCTTCTATGGCTTTTACTGCTGATGGTTCTGGATCATCTTCAATTTTCTTAAGAATCCTATCGACTTGCTCTATCTCAAGATCTACCATATCATCCATTAGACGTTGGGCCTTTTGGACCACCGAAGCCATCTTTTCGAAATCAAACCAAGCTGTCTTCGTAAAAGGATCTTCTACAAATGACAATAGATTGATAACCATTAAACGACAACTATCATATGGGCTAAGAATAATCTCACCACAAGGATTTGTTGACGTTGATCCAAATCCTTGGTCTGTGTATATATCTGATGGTGTTAGGCGAAGTGCAGTATCCCAGAAGAGTAATCCAGGCTCCGCACATGCATGAGCACACTCAATAATCTCATCCCATAGCTCATTGGCATTAACCATTGTAGAGATCTGGGGGTCATCAGAGTCCACCGGGAACCTTAGTTCAACATCCTTATTTTTTTCAACTGCCTTCAGAAATTCATCAGACAATCTAACGGAAATATTTGCACCAGTTATCCGAGATAAATCTCTTTTAATGCGTATAAAATCTCGAACCTGTGGATGGTGCACAGATATTGTTAGCATTAATGCGCCGCGACGACCACCTTGAGCAACCTCTCTACATGAGTTTGAGAATCGATCCATAAAAACTTCGATCCCATCTGTCGTACGTGCACAATTCCCCGTCGACTCACCCTTCGGTCGAATAGTTGAAATATCAAACCCAACACCCCCTCGGCGCTTTGCAATTTGAACTAGTTCTTGATCTACCTTTAAGATTCCACCATATGAATCCCAGGGGGAACCTATCACAAAACAATTTGATAATGATTGAACCTGATATGGGTTTCCTATTCCTGCCATTGGAGAACCCTGGGGTATCACATACTTGAACCCCTTGAACAATTCGTAAATCTCTTCTTCTGATAGTGGATTTGAATAATTCGCCTCTACGCGGGCAAACTGTTTTGATAAACGCCTATGCATATCGTCAGGTGTGGTTTCATGAATTCCCCCGTCCTTATCAGTTAAAGCATATTTCGTAACAAACACGTTTGCAGCTAGATCATCATCATCAAAATACTCTCTAGATTGCTTTATTGCATCTTCAAATTTAACCATTCTACCACCCATACTAATCGCTTGCCAGACCAGACACCTCTTGCCATTTCTTCTTAAGAATTTTTTTCATGGCTCCAGCGTCTTGATCTACAGCTTCATTAAGTGTCAACTCAGATTCATCCATTACTTCAATTTTAGACATAGATGTGTCAATGTGAATAGGAAAAACCAAACCATCCTTTCCGGCTCTGTTCTTAGCGATGAACAAGCGGCCGGTCCCGCCTGATTTTTCCATCGGTTTTCTAGACATCGAGATAACGACATCAGCAACCATTGCTTTTGCATATGCCTCTGACATGTTCTCAAGGCCAACAATATCAGAGTTAGCAGAATCCCTGTTTGCTTGTGATGCTGTCCAGACTGGAATATTCAACTCCATTGCTAAATTTCGCAACTCTTCGTAAATTAATTTCAATTCATGACGTAAAGAATCATAGCTCCTAGTAGATCTCATAATATCAGCATAGTCAATAATGATTACCCCGGGGGAAAATCCTTTAAGGGATAACTTCTCGATGTGATTCCTGATTGTTATTACACTGGCAGATCCCGTAGGATACTCCTTGATTATCATCTTTCCGAGATCTTTATTATCTTCATAAAATTCAAGAACTCTCTTCTTATTATCTTGCACATCATTGCTAGGAATTCCACATAGATTTGAATCATATCGAATCCCAACTGCATGTTCTGTAAGTTCAAATGTATAGTGTAAGACATTTTTTCCCATCCTCATTGCATTGGCACCCATTGCTACAAGCCAATGGCTCTTCCCTACACCGGTATTTGCAGTGATAACACCAATCTCTCCCCTGCCGAGGCCACCCCGAAGAATATCTGGTGCATCTAGCCTATCAATACCAGTAGGGCAGACATGCCTATTTGCCTTAATAAATCGTGCCTCAAGATCATCAAAGAAATCATGGCCGACGGTGCTTGGCATGCCGGCAGCGCAAGCTTTCCTCATACGCTCAACAGCAGTCTCATAATTTCCCTCATTGATATCATCAACAGATGATTCAAGGGCTTCTTTTAGAGCTTGTCTCTTGCAAAAGTCTAATGCTTTATCCTTTACGTACTTGATGTCACCCATATCAGGGTTATACTTCATTCTATGAAGAAACTCAACAATTTGGTCCCGAAGGATTACATCATTTCCATTAGAAAGATCATCCTTGATAATGGAGACTAATAGCTTTGCGGTAGGGAAACACTTGTACTTGTAAAAATATGCAAAATACTTCTCGGTCAAATATGACAAGTACTTAACATCAAAAAAGTCGGGCTTCATTACCTCAACAATTTGAGCAGCCCAAGAATGATCTGTCAATAACCCCTGAAATATCTTTTCCTGGAATGACTTCCCATAATGTCTAAAGTGTGGAACATTCTTATCAGTTAATTTTAAGGCTGACTGCGTCATCTTCTCCCCTTAAGTCTTTGAGACCGCGTTTAGTGACATAAAAAATGAATCGGCATCAAAAGTTGATAGGCCTTCACGCACAAGAATCCTCATTAACCCAATTTTATTACGTACAGGCTGAAAAGTATCTACCAGGTGATTAACTTTTTGAATTTGTGATGCTGCAAGATTAGACGTGCCTAGATACATTAATTTCCAATTTCTCTTAACTACGTCAGCATTCTCAACTATAGAACTATAAAGCTTGACCTTACTATCTAGGGTCCGCTGTCGTGCCAAGTTAAGTATATCTTCAACTGACGTAAAATCCGATTCGGCAAATTCTGGAAAACGCTTTACAAGGGTACGAAAACCTGCACCTTTTATACCCGAGATGTTATCAGAAGGATCTCCAGAAAAACACCTAGCTGTGCAAAAGTTATGCGGAGGAATCCCAAATTTTTCAACCACAGATGTGGGTGTTACAAAAGACTTCTGGCCTGGTGACCACTGTGTTACACGATCAGACAATAATTGGTAAAAATCTTTGTCTGACGATACTATTACACATTCCCTATCTTCGAATTTGTACTTGGTAAGATACCCTATTACATCATCTGCTTCACAGTCAGAAACATAGATCTGGTTTATAGGAGCTAGCCGAATCATTTCAACCAATCTTGTTATTTGAGTATCTCTATTTTGTGATGTATCGGGAATATCATCACCATAAAATCGATTTAGGCGTTGAGGCTTTCGCTTTGCTTTATACCCAGAATACATACCACGCCGGCGGCTGGAACCACCGCCCTCCCAGATAACAACAATGTCTGATGGGTCTGTACGGTCAGCCAAAAGACGAATGGCTTTTAAGAACCCAACGATACCACCTGCATGATGACCCAATGAACTCATCGTAGGGTTTGCAATAAAATGACGCATGAATAAGTTCATGGCATCAATGATCAAGACTGGCCGAGCACCCTTGTCTGACACTTTATGCCTCCGGGTCTAAAATTTCTTCGTCTAATTCCATTGCAACTGATCGTACTTCTTCATACGATTCAGCATCGATCTCTACATCTTGTGCAGTTACGGTTTCTCGTATCATCGCTTTCTCTAAAAGCTGGTCTACATAGGTCCCATATTCTGGATCATTCATAACTTCCTCAAAATCACCCTTATAGAACTTCTTTTCAACTAGCTTCTTTTTTGAACCGTCATCAATTACTGTAAGTGTTTTCCATGCTCCTGTCCCAGCAACCTCGATTGTCTTCCCATTAACTGTAGCAGAGCCAAACTTACGTAGTACATCAAAGACTTGTTCATGCTCCTTAATGCCGACACCAAAATGAATTTCAAAATTACATGATCTAAATGGGGCGGATACTTTATTCTTAATTGTCTTGGCAGATACATGGATTCCGATTACTTCTTTATCCTTATTCTCAATTCTCTGGCCGGCGCCCAACTTAATTCGAACTGAGGAGTGAAATGGAATTGCTTTGCCGCCTGGAGTCGTCGTTGGGTCACCATACATCACACCGATTTTCGTTCGAATCTGATTTAGGATTAGGAATAGGACATTTTGATTTGCAATTACGCCAGTAATCTTGCGCATGCCTTTTGAGATTGCCCTAGCCTGAAGACCTATTGATTCCTTATCATAATCTCCAACTAGTTCTGCCTTTGGTGAACTTGCGGCAACAGAGTCCCAGATGATAGTAATTGGAACGTCCTTATTCATTGCCTTTGCTTTCATAATAGTAGCTTCTGCAATGGAGAGGACTTCCTCAGTACAGTGTGTATCAACATATACAAAACGTTGCTTAATATCTACACCTAATAAGCCAAGGTTCTCGACGCTGGTTGCATTCTCAGTGTCAATATAAACGACAATTCCACCCATTTGTTGAGTGGAACGGGCAACCTGGATTGCAAGATGAGACTTGCCAATCCCTGGTGGACCAAAGACCTCGACAATTCTTCCTTCAGGTAAACCCCCGGATTGGCGATTTGCAACGATATAATCTAGTTGCT